CCGGTGCCGTTCGGGAGGTTGCCCGTCGAGTTGGAGAGGCGGACAGCGAAGAGCACCCACCGCGTCGCGCCCTGCGGCATGGTGATCGTGACCGCCGTGTCGCCGGTTGCGTTCAGGTTCAACTGGCTGACGCGAAACGCCGCTTCCGGAATGCCTGCATGAAGACCGACGTTGCTGCCATAGGCCAAAAGCCCGCCACTAGCGTTGGTGGCGTTGCCGAGCGCGGTCGCCACACCGGTTCCGAGGCCGGTGATGGAGCCGACCGCCGGCGTCACTGTCACATTGGCGACAGCCGTTGCGAGGCCCTTGGCGTTGACCGTGATCTGCGGGACCTGCGTCGCCGATCCGAACGTGCCGACATTGCTGTTCACCGTCGCCAGCGTAAGGGCGAGGGAGCCTGCGCTGTTGGTCACGTCGCCGGTATGGGCGGGCTCCATGCTCGCCGGAAGCGTCGTGCCATAGGTGTAGACGCCACCAGCGGAGTTGGTCGCATTGCCAAGAGCTGTTGCTACGCCGGTTCCGAGGCCGGACAGGTCCGTTGTCGGTACGGTCGGAGAAGCAGAAGCGGCGCTCGATCCATTGGCTTTCACATAGCCGGTCAGGCTCTTGAAGGTCGGCGTCGTGACGGAGGTATTCCCGATCTGAATCTGCGTGCCCGTGCCGCCGTCGGAAATATCGCCAGACGTGCCCACAGGCGTGATGCCGCCGCGGATGATGTTGCCGGTCGCGCCGCCGTTGATGACATAGGAGTATGTCTGCGCCGCGCCAGAGATCGTGTTGTTGTTCAGCGTATTGTACGAGGCATAGCCCGTAAGGTTGATGCAAGGGCTCGACGCCGCCGCCGCATTGCAAGAAACGACCACGTTGTCCGATATGACGTTCTCGCTGGACAGTCCATTATTCTCAGACGTGACGACAATTCCGAGCCGCCCGATGTTCTCGATCGTATTTCCGACAACGGTGTTGAACTTCGCATCGGACAGATAAATTCCGTGGTAGCCGGACACACCGTTGACGCTGTTGCCTACGACCTCGATCTTCTTGACGAGACCGATGGTCGATCCGGCGCCTGAAACGCCGTTCCAGCCGCCCTGCAACCAGATGCCGGCGCCAGGAAAGTTATTGACGACATTTCCGCGAATGGTCCCGCGCTGGGAGGTGAACGGAGCGCCAGCCGTCCCCATGCCGGTGACGAGAATGCCGTAGTTGGCGAGGTTAAGGCCGTCGCAGACATTCCCCGAAACATCGAAATCTGTGACGCCTTCCCACTGGTCGATACAGGCGTTGATCGTGCCGTAAATCTTGTTGTTGCGGACGTAGTATTCTTTCGACGCGACGAAAGCCGTGCCGTCATGGCGCAGCACGCCGAACTGCGCGGAAGTGTCCGTCGCCAGCGTCGCGCTGATCTTCAAAACCGTACATGCGCCAGCGCCGCCAACGTCTGTATTCGATGGCAGGAAGATCGGCGCGTCGATGAGATAGGTCCCACAGGGGAAGAACACCCTGCGCCCGGCCGTAACGGCGAGATTGATCTTGGCTGAAGCGCCAGTAGCTCCGGTTGTATCGACGCCGAAATCGGTGACAAAAACCTCATCTTTGAGTCGCGCATCCACCGTGCGCTGGACCGCGCCGACCCCAGATTGCGTCCAAAGTATGCTGCCAGATACGGGCAGCGTCGACAGCTTGAACTTCTTTGTCAGGCCGCCCTGAATGCCGAGCAGGAATTCCGACCCGTCGACGGTCGTGGATGCCTGCGGGAAGGCGCTGATCGGCGCGGTGACTGGCGCCGGGGCCTGCGCGATCGCGGGCGTGACGGCCAGAAAGGAAGCAAGAAAGAGTGCGAGTTTCTTCATAGACGGGCATCCAGCGCGACGCGGTATCCAGAGACGCCGAACGCGCCGGCGACAGTGGCCGTCGCGTACGCAACGGCGCTTTCCTTGGTGACAAGCGAAATCCCATAGCTGCTGACATTGCTCGCGCTCTGCGAAAGGCTCGGGTCAGCGACGGCAGAACCGATCGTCGGTGTCGCCCGCATAGGCGGGAACGAGAGGGGTGCGGTGTTCTGATAACCGCCGCCAGTCTGGCCAGAGAGAGCGACCGGGACCCATCGGAAATACCGCTGCGCCAGCGTCATCTCGACCGAATACGGGCGCCGCTCGAAAGCCGAGGCCGACGAGCCGGGCTCGAGTTGCACCGTCCCAAGAGTGCCCGTGCCGAACTCCACCGTGATTGCGGACCCGGCCGTCACGCCGGCAATCGTGCGCGGCGAAGCGCCAGCCGCCCCGCCGTTGATCGAGCCGGTCGCCGTGCCGGTCCACGACAGGACATAGCTGCCGCCCTCGACGCTGGTGTCCTCGACGATCTGCTTCAGCGAGCCGGCCGTGATCGTGACCTGTGTGTCAGGAGTTCCCGGCGTGAACGTGTAGGTGCAGCCGCCTGAGCCGGCTTTCCAGCCGTCATGTCCATAGACCCCGGGAGCGAGCGCGCCCGCGCTCGTGTGGCCGGCCTGGTTGATCGCGAAATTGCCGTTGATGAGGCGGTTGCGCAGCGTGGCCGTCGATGCGCCGGGCGCGCCGTCCGCGCCATTGGCCCCGTTCGCGCCAGTCGGGCCTGACAGGATGACCTGCGCCCATGTTGATGCTCCATCGCTGACCCAGATGATCGCCCTATTGCTGGCGTCGTCGGTCTGTAGATAGCGATAGCCGTTGGCGACGGACGACGCGGCAGGGCGGCTGGCGATGGGGCCGGATGCGTTGATCGTGATGACCGGCGTCAGGCTGGCGAGCTTGGTCCAGAACTCGCGCAGGATCGAGAGAACATAGCCGACCGTCGAATTGAATTCGCGCCGGCCGATCTGGGCCGCGCTCGGCATGACGGTCTGGCGCGGGCGGATCGCGCCGCGGACCTCCAGCACGTTTGGAGCGATAGCTGGCGAGAAGAAAATCTGCGCGTCCGTCAGCGGTTGCGGCAGCGCCGAGACGCCGACGCCCGACTTCGAGGCAAGCCCGTAGAAGCCCGTCCCCAGCTTGGCGCCGTCGAGATAGACTTCGATGTCGGTTTCGTCGCCGTAGACCGGGAACGGAATGTCGACCCGCGTCGTGGTCGCCCCAGCCGGCGCGTAGGTGACAGAACGATCGCTATCTGCGACCGGAGGAATGGCAGGCGGCGTCGACATGGCGCGACCATGCCGCCGAACCCGCCCAAGCCAAACGCACCGAGATCAGTGGCCGAACATGGCGCCAAGGTTCGGCGCGCGCTGCGGCCCGCCGTCGCCCGGCGCCCAGAAATACTCCTGATTGTGGTCCTTTAGCGCCCGCTTCTGCGCCCGCGCAAAGGCCTTTGGGTAATCCGGGTCGAGTTGCCGGCGGATTTCGTCGCCGATCATGCGATTGAAGACCAGCCGCGAAAACCAGAGATTGCCGCCCGGCGTGAACTTCACGATGTCGTCGGCCAGCGCCGCGCCGAAATTCACATGCTCGCCGCTTTCCGCCGCGCGCCGCGCGCCAGATGTCAGGCGTTGCGCGGCGGCCGGGATCGAGGCGAGAGGGCCAAGCGAGGCCTCTGTCAGCGACGTGCCAGAGCGCGAAAAGCCTTCCTTCAGGAAGTCTCCATAGATGCCGGCGCCGCCGCCCTGGAAAGCCGCCTCCGCCCAGAAGAACCCATCCTTCATGTCGAGAGGGTCTTTTCCGGTCACGATCTGGCGCGCCTGCAACGCCAGAGCCCCCGCCATCGTGGCGAAGATGCCGAGCTGGATCGCGGTCGACCACTGGCCGGCGCGGGCTTCCTGCGCGGCGCGGACGCCCCATGTCGCCAGCATGGTCATCGGGAATGACTTGAACAGCATCAGCGATCGCGAGAACTCGCCAGCGACCGTGCCGGCCTTGGCGTCGCCGGTCGCCACGGCGCGTACGCGCGTAGAGCCGCCGCCGAGATAGGCGAACTGCCGTTCGTCATAGACCGCGCTCATCAGCTTCGTGCGCAGGCCTTCTTCGAGCGATTCCGGCTCAAGGAAGCGCGCCGCGCCGGCCTGCGTCATCTTGCCCGCTGATAGCCCCTGCCAGTCGGCCGCCGTGAACCCGTAGTCTGTCAGGAACCCGCGAAACGCCGGATCGATCTGGTCGAACGACTTGCCGGCGCGCTCACCAATGGATGCCAGCATTTCCATCGTGAATGCGCGCTTGATGCCGGTATCCCAAGCGTGAAGCCCCTGCACGCGGATCACGAAATCCGCCAGCCGGCCGATCGCATTGCGGCCGAATACCTCGTCGCCGAACTGCTTGGTCCCGATCACGGCGCGGCTGGTCGCGTGCGCTACGATCCCGAGGCGCGTCGCGGCGGCTGCCTTGTCGGCGCTGTCAGCCACGAAGGTGTCGACGACGTTCGCCACCAGCCGCCCCATGTTGAGGCCGCGATGGTTCGCCGCCATCAGCCAGTTCACGGAATCGGTAGGCAGCGCGGTCACAATGGCCGAGCCCATGTTTGAGGCGGTCATCCAGGAACGCGCCCCCTGGAAGATACCGGCCATCGTTTCCGATCCGACGCCCGAGAGCTGGCCGGTCATGTATTTGTGCAGGCGTTCGGCGGCAACATCGCCTTCAAGGCCGATGCCGCGCAGCATTGCGTCGCCAAGCCGGTCGAGCGCGCTTTTTGGCGCTGCATCGAGCGCACGTTCGGCCGCCGTGCGGCGCGCCTCGTCGAGCAACGCCTGACCGGCGGCGCGCGGCGATGGCCCCAGAACATGCAACATGGCCAGTTCGTGCGCCATCTTGTCGACATGCGCCTGCATCGCGGCGTGGTAGCCCCCGGCCCCGAGGCCGTACTTGTCCATCAGCCGCAGATAGGCCTGCGCGCCCTTGTCGCCGTCGACGAACTGGAACGTGCGCTGCATGTCCTTGAAGACGACGCCCGGGCCTGCGTTCTTGGACATGTCCATGCGGATGTCCTTGATCGCGTTGTCGAGAATGGCGTTGCGCTCCGCCGCCGTGGCGACCCGCCCCTCCTCCTTGTTCATGACGACAAGCGCGCCGGAGGAAATCTCGCGCTGCAAGTCGCCCTTGAACTCATTGGCCCCAAACTTGTTAACGCGCGACGTGTCCCAGAACTGTGGAATGCGCCAGTCCTCTGATGGCGTAAACGAACGCCCAAGTTTCCCAGCCTTGTCTATCGCCCAATCGGTCGCGGCTTTCCATTCCTGCGCCGCCTTCGCGGCAATCTGGTTGCCGGTTTTCGCGCCGAAGGATTCGCGGATCATGTCGCGAATGCCCTTGGTGTCCTGCGAGAGACCGGCCGCCTTCGGCTGATAGGCCTCATCGAAGGCGTGCATCTTCTGGGCCATCTGGCCGAGATAGTCTTCCTTCACCGCTGACACATTGATGCGGTCGCCCGGCCGGTTGCGGATGTCGCGGTCGTAGAGCGCCATGAAGCCAGCAATCGGCCCATCCGGGTGCGCGTTGATGCGCTCGATGTTCTGGTTGAACATCGTCACGCGGCGCGCCAGTTCCATCTTCTTGGCCGCCGCCGAGCTCTCCAGGACTTCCGCCGTCTTCAGCGCCGCATAGGCGTCAGCCGTCGCAGCGTCCATGTCGCGCAGCAGATCGCCGTTCAGCATCCCGTCGTGGATCGCCTTGGCGTCGTCCGCGACGCGCTGGCTGATCTTTCCGGCCTTCACCAGCCGGGTCAGGCAGTCGAGCACGCCCATTATTCAGCCACCTCCGTCTGGACCGTCGAGCAGGCCTTGATCTCGTTCGCCGCCGCGATTTCGTCGTCAATCCGCTTCAATTCCGCGTCCGCGAAGCCCATCGTGACATTGCCGTCGGCATCCTCGACCGGCACGCGATTCTTGCCTTGTTCGATCTGCCGGCGCAAATCGGCCTCCGCCGCCTCGTGCACCTTCGGGTCAGTGAACGCCTTTTCGATCTGCTCGGGTTTGAGGGCTTCCGCGACCTTGGCTTGGCGCGCATCGGACAGGCGCGCGACTCCGCCCAGAACCTGCCGCGTGTCAGGCGGCGGCGCGCCGAACAGGTCTTCACCCTTGCCGCGCTGCTCAAGGATCGCCTGCGCGAAGGTTTGCAGGTTTTCGCCCATGTCTTTCTTGGAGAGGAACCGCGTCAGCGAATTGTCCTTGAAGAACAGCCGGGCGGCAAGGCCCGACGTGTCGGAGGCGAAGAAATCGCCCTGCGCCAGCGCGCGCGTCACCGGCTCGCCTTCGTCGCGTGCGCGCATGATCGTCTTGACGGCTGTCATGACAGATTCCGTGATGTCGTGGCCGGCCTGCACTTCGCCGCGCGTGACTGCCTCGCGCATCCTGATCCAGTCTGGCGCGGCCTCTGTCAGCGCGGCCGCGATCGTCTTGATGTTCGGTTCGGCGTGGTCGAACGCTCGCGCAACAACGCCCGGATCGCCATAAGCGCGCGCGACCAGCGCCGCCTGCACGCGCCTGACGCCGGCCTGCGAAAGCTGCCCGGTCGCCGTCACCATGCCGCCGCGCTCGCCCTGCGGCATCCGTGCAATCAGCGCGCGCACGAAGTCTCGGTTGGCCGCGCTGTCGACGGCGCCGGCCTGCAGGAGGTCGATCGCCTCGCCCGCGATGTGCCGGGCGTCGGACAGCGCCTGCTCGACGGCGTTCATGCGCAGCGACGCGGAACCATTGGCGGCGTGCGCGAACTCCGCGCGCTCCTCGGCAGACATGCCGCTGACACGGCGCGCCACCAGCACAGGCTCCTTGAAGCCAGACGTATCGAACCCGGAGCGTTCCAGGAACGCGCGATATGCCGCCGACCGCTCTCCGCCCTGATCGTAGGCTGCACGGATCGCCAGCGTGCGCCCATTGCCGCTTTCCACCACGTTGTCCAGCCCGATGATGGGCGCGCCGCTGTTGGCTTCGGGCGACGGGCCAAGCCGCCCGGGTTCCAGCTTTGCCGCCATGTCATAGACCTGATCGCGCGCGGCAGCGGCCGACCTGTCGCGCGGCTGCAGTTCGGCCGGATATTCCGGGTTCACGCGGAAATCGCGGTCGTGCGAGGCGACCAGATCGTCGGCCTCGGCCAGTTCATAGCGGACATCGACGGCGCGGTTGCCGACGAAGGCGCGGTCCGCAATCGTCCGCGGCGCGCGATTGACGCTGGCGACTTCCTCCGCGGTCGGCGGCGGTGGCGCGCCGGCCGGCGCTTCGGCCGTCAGCGGGGCAGGTTCAACCTTCTGCGCCTTCGCTTTCTTTCCAGACCGTGGCTTCGGCGTCGGCATGACAGCATCGACGGCCGCTTGCTCGCGGGGCCGGTGCTCGATGAACCGATTGCCGGAATGCGACGGCGCCGCGTCCAAGTCGACGCCATGAACCTCCGGGTCGACGCCGATCATCTTGGCGGCATGTTCGCGGACGGCGCGGACCTTCGGCCCCAATGCAGCGCGTTCGTTCACCAGATCGACCAGGCTAAGGCGCGCCGCCTGCATCGCGGACGCGCCAGAATCGCCAGACGACCTGACAAGCTGCTCATTTTGGGCATTGAGGTTATCCAGTTCCGCTCGCAGCGCCTTCGCGCGCGGCGACGACCGACGCTTGCCGGTGATCTGCGATAGCTCGTCCTCGACCTGCGCAATCCTGTTGGCCAGCGCGCCACCCTCCTCTGGCGCAGCCTGCTGTTCGGCAAGGCGCTGGATTTCTGCGCGCGCGTTGGCGATTCTGCCGTCCAGTTCATCCACCTGCTGAAACAGTTTCGGCGAGATCGAGTAGGCCTGACGGTCGATCAGGTCGCCGGCCGCTGGCTGCGCCTGCACATGCACTTGCCCAGTCCGCACGCGCGCCTCGTCCGCGACCGCCTGCGGCAGCGCAACGGGCTCGCCATTCATGAGCGCGCGTTCGACGGCCGGGACAGCCTCGTTGTAGGCGGCCTCGCCGGCCGGACCCCTGAAAGGGTTCTGCGCATCGAGATCGGCCGCGCGTTCGGCTACCGTCGCGGCGTCGCGGGCTTCCTGCGGCAGGCTGGCGGCAACTTCCGGCGCCTTGCGGACGAACCGCCGCCACAGCGCGCCGACACCGCGGCCACCAAGGTCGAGCGCCATGCCGCCCGCGCCGGCCATCAGCGCCTCTTTCGCTACATCGCTGATACCGCGTTCCGGCGTAACCGCCTGCTGGTACGGCAGATTGATCGCGCCTTGCAGCGCCTCCTGCGCCGCGAAGGCGCCGCCGACCGTCGCCAGCGAGCGGATCAGGCCACCCCCGACCGGCAGCGTGGTCATGGCGATTGCGTTCAGGCTTGCATCGACCGGATCGCCGAATGGCGAGAGAAGGCCGGCACCCAATTCCGCCAGCGTTGATCCGAACCCGCGATGGCCTTCCTGCGCCTGTGCCGCCCGCTGCATCGCGGCGCGCGCCTTCATGACGCCGGCGCGATAAAGCGCCTGATCGTCGGGGAAGGCGTAGGCAGGGTCGTTGCGCTCGACCGCGAACTTCTGTGTCGCGCCCTCTACCTCGCGTCGCGCCTTCGCATAGGCGTCATAGTCGAAAGTCAGGAAGCCGCCGCCAGCCGCGTATGGATTCGGCAGCTTCTGCCCTGTCAGCTTTTCGTGACCGTCGAGCCAGTCCTGCGCGGCATCGTGCGTGTTCTGCGCCATCGCGCCCATCGAGCGATAGCGTTCGTTCGCTTCCCACGCTGCCTTGAACGCCTCGCCCGGCGACGTTTCGAGCGTGCGCGCGGGGCTCGCCTTCGCGTTGGCGATCTGGTTCTGCGCGGACGTGTCGAATAGGTCGAGCATCAGGAACCGATCTCAGGGCTGACGGGCAGCGGACGAACCTTGTCGCCGGCCGCCTGCGGCGCGCCACCACCCGTGATCTGCTCTTTCGAGAGCAGAGCGCCGGGCGGCGGGGCGATGAAGTTCGGGATGACGGCGTTTTCGCTCGTCTTTTTCGGCGCGAGGTTGAGGATGAACGGGGCGCCCGCCGAATTTTGCAGGTATCGCCTCGCTGTCGTGTCGCCCGAGAAGACCAGATATTTCCCATTCCCGACCGTTTCCAGACGCCAGCGGCTAGACCCGAACGAGTCTCCGATGCTGCGCGTCTGCAGTTCGCGCGCCGGGAAGGCTTCACCGTTCGCCAGCACGGCGCCCTTGAGGTCGTCCGCCGTCAGGCTGTTCAGCGCATGCGTCATCTGCCCTTCGGTCGCGCCATACCACGGCGCCAGCACCTTGGACCCGCGGAAGTCGATCACGCCGCCCGTCACCATCTGGACGGCTTGCCGGTAGCGATCCTTCTTGAAGGAGCCCGACATGTCGTTCGCCTGCGCCGACAGCCACGCATAGGTCGAATTGACACCTTCCTCCATCGCCGTGCGAACCTGCGGGTCTTTCACGTCGGAGATCGGCAGCGTCTTGTTCCACTCGACTTCGCGCAGGTCTTTGTCAGCTCCAAGTTTCGGATCGCTCTTGAGCAGAGCCTGGCCCTCCAGGATCGCCTGCGCGGCCTGCGGATTATCCATCGAGACGCGCGCTGCCATCGCCAGCGGCATGGTCTGATTGTCGGACGCGAGTTGTTTCATCGTCGACATCATGGCGGCGCGTGGCAGTTGCGCCAGCGACGAGATGAACGCCGCCTTCTGCTGCGTCGATCCGAAGTCGACGAGCTGCTTCACCTGGTCCATTTCGCCGGACTGCAGGATGTCAGGCATGTAGCCCATGCGCGAGTTGAAGCGCACCGCAGCGTCGGCGCGCGAGGCCATTTCGCCGGCCAGGGTGTCGGGCTTATCGAAATTGAGAGGCTGCGGCGGCTTGGACCAGCCGACGCGCCCGGCATATGCCAGCGGCGAGTCCTTGATCTGTTTTGCCTGCGCGTTGACTTGTTCAGTCAGCGCCTGATGAAACTGATATCCAAAAATCGACGGGTTCTTCGACAACATCTGTCGGGACTGCTCAAGCAGCTGCGCCCCATCAACCGGTGACGGCGAACTGGCATTGGCCTGCAGAACCCTTGCGGCGCTTACGGTCGCCTCAAGTTCTTGCACCTTTGGAGCCAAGGTCGGGTGCTGCTGTGCAATCTGCATGACATTAGCGATTTGCGATGCGTCCGGCGCCAGCGCTCCCATCTTGATCATACCAACCATGGAGTCGACCTGCTGATTGACAACCTGACCCATCAGCTTGTGGTTGGCGAGGAACTGCTCGGCCGCTGCGTTCACCAGTGCCGGATTGCCCACCATGTCACGAGCTGGAATGGGGATTGAGCTCGCCTTCCCCATGCGGCCGAGCACGTCCGCGACATAGGACGACGTGCTCTTGCCGGTAGGGTCTTTCTTGTCCTCCTTGTACGGCGTCGGTGAGCCGGGCGGCGCGATGTTGCCGGGCCCCGAGAAATAGCCGACCGCCACGCGCGCGGGATCGCCGCCAGCCTTCTGGTAGAGGTCCTGCACGATACGCTGGCTCACCGCGTAATTGTCGGCCGGGTTGTCGATGCGCTCGCCGGGCTTTGCGTACTGCTTGAAGGTCTCGGGCTGGATTTGCCCGATGCCCGTGGCGCCCGTAACGCTGCTCGGCGCGTTCGGATTGCCGCCGCTCTCCTGCTTGATGATGGCCGCGTGCACGTTCTGCCACGATGCGCCGCCGCCGGCCGCAGCCGCCATGCCCTGAGGCGTAACACCAACGGTTTGGTTGAGGTATTTCTTCGCGGCACGTTCCGCCTGCAGCAACATCGCGCCGCTTGTGTCGAAGTTGCGCTTTGAGTTTTCGATTGCCGCGTCAATTTCATCATCACCGATGTTCGAACCGGGCGTTCGCATGATCGCGATGACATTCTGCGCGGCCGAGTAAGCGACCGCAGCGTTCGCACGCTGCTGGTCCGTCAGGCGGCCGATCTCTCCAAGCGCCATGTTGAAGCGCGCATCGTTCTCCTGCGGCACGCCGCCGGGCTTGTCCCGGATTTCCTTCTCCGCCCACGCGCGCGCCGCGTCGGCGCCCTGCGCGTCGCGCACCTGGCGCACCTTGCCGATCACGAACTGGTCCTTCGCCTCCTTGGCGAAGTTCTCCATTTCGTAATTGGCCTTCTCCTTCGTGATCCCGAACTTCGGATTGGCGACCAGCGCGTCATATTGCGCCTTGAGCATCCCGGCCGAATTGCCGAACGCCTCCGTTTCGACGCCATCCTGCCGCGCCATCTGCAGCATGTCGTTCTTGAGACCCTGGATGCGCGTCGTGATCTCCTGGAATGAGTTCTGGACATCCTGCGCCGCCTTGGCGTTGACCAGCCCATCGTAGTGCTGCGTCGTCAGATGGCTTGCGTTCACATAGGCCGCTTCCCCCAGCGCGCCGGGGAATTTCGAGCGCAGGCCTTCCGTGTATTTCGCGGCGGCGACCTTGAAACCCTGCGGATCGAGCGGGAATTGCTGGCGCAGCTCTGTCAGCGCCTGCGCGTTCTGGTTCTGCAGCGCCGACAGCGAGCCATGCTCGAAGGTCCGCTGATAGGCCTCACCCGCGCGCCCGAGGATGAAATTGTTGTCGGGCGTGGCGACCTGCACGTTGCCGTCCGCGTCGCGCGTGACAGCCTTCTGCAAATCCTGCCGGGCCTGCGATTCCGCCGCCTTAACCGCCAGCGCGTCGACGCCTTCGCCCAGAGCCGCCAGTCCGGGAGCGATCGACTGCTGCGGCGCGGTCCTGAAAATGTCGCCGGACACGCTCGAGCGCGGCGTTTCCGCTGTGGTCAGACCGAAATCGGGGATGGGAAGATTCGCCATGTCAGTTCCACTTCAGGCCGGACAGCCCCTTGAACAATTGTCCGAGGCCGCCGAGCCCGCCATTGATGAGCGAGGCTTCGCCGGCGCCCTTGGCGGCGTTCATCGCGTTGATGCCGCTCATCGCGTACATCAGGGAATCGTTGGCGTCCTGCTGCGCCTGCATGCGGATGTTCGTGACACGCTGGTCGCGCGCGCGGTCGCCCATCGCCTCGACGCGGTTCTTTACGGCCCAGCTTGTCGGCGAATTGTCCTGCGTCCCGGTTCCCGACAGCACGGCGTCGATGTTGGCCAGCGCGCCGCCCATCTGCTCGCGCATGTAGGTGTCGGTCTGCGTCGCCTTGAGTTCACCCATCATCGCGGCCGTCTTGGCGCGCTGCGCGGAATACAGGGCCGACATCATCGAGGACTGGCCGGCCGCTTCCGCATTGCCGGCGCCGATGATCCCGCCAAGGATCGACGAACCAGCCGAAAGGCCTGTCGCAGCGAGGGAGAGCGGTGCTGCAGCGGCGCCCATTACGGCGTTACCTCGATCGTCAGTTCGCAGAGGCGCAGCGGCCCCGGCCGATGCTTGATGAAGTCCACAGTAGGGTCGAAATCGACGCCGAGGAAACGCACGCGGAAGCTCGCGTTCATCAGGACGGGCTGCGCGTCGCCGTCGTCGCCGAACCGCTGCACGCTGAAAATCCGCTTGCCGAGCGTGAAGTCCGTGGCGTCCTCGACATTGACCGCCACGCGCGCCAGATTGCGCCGCCGCATGCGCTGGCCGAAGGATTCGCCCGCCTGCGCGCCGGGCACGAACGGGTTGCAGATCGCCGGCTGAAATATGCCGCCGTAGAGCGTCGGGCTCGACAGGTCGAATGACGGATCGGAAATCAGGTTCCCACTGGCGTCGACGCCGATGTCGCCGAGATCGCGGTTTCCGTCCATCAGCGAGATCACGCCGCCCGCCGCCAGCCAGAACGGACCCTTGCCGTTCGGCGGCGTCGTGCCCGATGTCAGCGCGTTCAGGTAAATCGCGCCATCGAGCCAGACCCCATCCGTCTCGACTTCGAACGAATAGCCTGCAGGATAGGCGCAGGAATAGAAGACGTTCGGGCCCCATGCCGACACCCACTTGACCGAGGCCTCGACGTTGCTGGTCCACGGCAGCCAGCCGACGAAAGCCTTATCCGCCGTGAACTTGCCGACGACGATCGAGCCGTCGGCGTTCAGGACATAGGCGTATCGCTCCGGGTAGGCGCCGTCGCCCGTCGCAATGGTGAGGCAGACAGGCGTCTTGAACAGGTCGGTGTGCGCGTCCGAGACATCCTCGACAATGAAGGGCCGCGTGTAGGTGCCGGTCGCGCGAATCGCCGAGCAGCGTTTCTGGCCGGCGTTGATGAATACGATCGCGTCCTGCATCGCCAGCGGAACGATCGGCCCGACGCCATCGTTGGAAATCTGGTCGAATTCGACCGAGCCAGGAATGAGCGGCGACTGGTTCGAGATCGGGACGTAGAACACGCCGCGATCCGTGAAGACGAACTGTCCCTGCTGCCAGCCGACGACATAGCGGGCTCGCGGCGCGCCCTTCATCAGTTCGACGATCGCGGAATTCGCGGATGCGCCGGCGTCGGGCTGCGTCGCCGCCGCCACGCTGTCTACCCAGAACGTGTCAGGCGCGGCGATCGCCGACCAGGCAATGGCGTTCAGCGCCTGCGGAAAGTCGCAGAACCCGAGCCGGCCGCGGTCGTAGAAGCACGACGCCGGCCAGCCGCGCAGGTCCGACATGAATTCTTCCTGCCACTGAACCGTCGCCATCGGCAGGGAGCCGAGCGTCGCCGCGCCCGTGAACTTCGACGAGCCGACCGGCGAAACGAGAATGTCGTCGGTCGTGGTGTAGATCGTCGCGTCGAAGATGATGTTGGAAAGCAGAATTCCGGACACCGTGCCGGCGCCAGACGCCACGCTGACCGCGCCGATCTCGATCTTCAGGTTCTGCTTCGTGCAGGACGCGATCTGGCCGACCTTGAACGGCGTCGTATCGTGCACGGGGATGTTCACGACATCGGGCAGGCGGTAGGTTGTCGTCGCCGTGGCGTGCTTGCTGTCGGCGACGGCCGTGATCGTGACCTGCTGCCCAACCACCGAGAGCGTCGAGCCGATCATGGACTTCTCGAAATAATCCATGTCGCAGACGAGGCTGATCGACCCCGACACGGCCGAATAGGTCATCGTCGCGCCGATCACCGAGAAGCGGTAATAGGGCTGCTTGACGGCGGCGCCCGACGACGCGAACGCGAAAGCCGAGAACGACCAGCTTTTCGTGTTGCGGTTCCACTTGATGACGTTCGGCCGGCCGCCGGGGAACGTGATGTAGATGTCGTCCTGCACCTGACACCAGACGATCTTCGCCACGGTGTCCGCGGTCCAGAGATAGCCGGCCGACGCGCTCGAAGCCGCAACGCCGCCGTCCATGTTGTGGAGGTAGATCGAGCCGGTCGAGAACGACAGGTAGAATTCCTGACCGGTCGAGACGCGCAGTTTTTCGACGCGCGGGCCGTTCGGGAAGAAGATCGCCTTGCGGCCGGGGCGGGGCTCGAGTTGGCCAGTGTTCGTGATGCGCCAGTTTTCGGCGCGCCGAAGCCCGACGCGGAAAATGTCGGCGTCGTCGCGCCTGCGGGCGGCCTCGTTGATCTGCCCCCCGGAGAAATCGCGCTGCGGGACGAGAAGCGTCTTCACGGCCAGTAGCCCAGCCCGCGCCGCTTGCGCGCCTCGCGCATCCCGGACCGGAACGCGGCGCGGCGCGGGGTTTCGGAATCGGATCGTGCGGCGGCTTCGGCCAGCGCGGCCTCGGCCATGCGTTCGAACGTGTCGGCCGCCGAATTGTCCTCGTTCAGCGCCCGGCAGATGAAGGCCGCCATCTTCATGCGCAGCACGGCGCGGAAGCCGATCGACCACGGCTCGGAGCCGTTCATGAATGCGATGTAGGTCGCCGACGCGCCGTTGGGCGCCGTGCAATGGATGTCGTCTCCGTAGATGCGATAATCGAGCTGCGGCGGCCTGACATCGCTTTGCGGCATCGACGGGATTTGCGACGCATAGACCAGCGGCGCGAGGTCGGTCCGGTAGACGTTCTCCAGGTAGAGGCAGTCTGACGGCTTGCGGTAGATGTCGGCATAGCCTGGCAGCGTCGAATCCGCCTTCCGCAGGAGCCCGACGATGCGCGTGGCGAACTTCCATGTGCGCCGGTAGCGCAGAAGGTCGGCCTCCTGGTCGAAGGCCATCGACGCCGTAATGAATTCGTCGGCCTGTTCGTCGCCGGGTCCGACCGGCGTGTTGCCCGTCATGACCAGCGCCTCGTTCATCAGCGTCATCTTGTCGCTGAGATCGACCGTGCGCTGCCCGAGCGAGGACGGCGTTTCTGCGACGACGGTCGCGCCTGTCCCTTCGGAAACGATATAGGTCGGATCGGCCACGGCAGCGTCCTCTATATGAAACGGCCCGGCCGACTACGGGGGAGCCGACCGGGCCTCTCGTCTCGCTGAAGGCGCGGGAGCCGTCAGACGGTCGGAGCGTCTTTCGCCTTCCCGCGCGCCCGGCGAACGTCGGGTTCCTCGGGCGCCTGCATGGCTTCCAGATTGCTCGGAAGCGCGGGCGTGAGATCGACGATCTCCTTGCCTGCCGGCGGCGTCAGCGAATAATCGTCCGGGAAGGCGCGGATCGCGTCGTCGGCGTCGATCTTGAACGTGGTGACACGCTCCGCTTTCGTCGCGCCCTTCGGGCAATAGTAGAGATCGACCATCATCGTCATGACATTCTCCCGCGAAACGCCGCAGTTTCATGTGAAACCGCAGCGTCGACCGTCAGATTTTCGGAAGGACCGCGAAGAAGCCCGTCATCGTGATCGAATGCGACGTGGAGCCGAGATGATCGACGTAGACGTACACATAGCGGAACAAGACATCGTTCTGCTCGTTGCAGAACAGCAGTTCGCGCCGGCCGGCCAAGGTCGTGGACCCCGCCTGCGTCAGTTCGGAACCGGCCGTGCCGTTCGGCAGGAGGTTGCCGAGGCCGAGCTGCATGCCGCCCAGAACGACCGGCTTCGAGCCGTCCGAGTTGTTCGATCCGAGAACCCACACGTTGACCTGACCGTCGGTCGCCGTGGTGATCGCCGAAACGTCGAAGATCGCGGCAAGATCGATGCGCGCGAGCGAGCCGTACATCGACAGGTCGGTGCGCGTCTGCGCGCCGCCGAGGTCGATGATCTTGCTGGCGGACGAAACCTGCGTGATGCCGTCCGCCGTGATTGCAGCCGCGCCATCGGCGAACTGCATGAACTTGTCGTAGCTGTAAATCCGGGAGCCCATCGTCTCGTTCTCCTGTCAGGCGCCGGTCAGGCGACAATCGCGGCGTCGGTGATGCCGCAGAGGCGCGTGACGCAGAACATGCCCTCGTCGACGAGGCCAACGTCCCACGAGACGTGCGTGTTGTAGGTGATCGAGTCCTGCAGGAGCCCGACATCGCGGATTTCGATCGGCTTGATCTGGATGCCGCGCAGTCCGCCTTCGCCGAAGCTGACCACGTAGATCGAGCTGGTGACGGCAGAGCCGCCGCCCGGCGCCGTCTCGGTGAACGGCAGGATCGGCGTGTGCAGGTCCTTCTCGTAGCCGAACAGGATCGGCAGGCCGGCATAGCTCATCTTCGGGCCGCCGACCTGATCCCAGGTCTGCATCACGAAGCCAGAGAGCGACGTGTTGCGCGCGGCCGCGATGAAGCGGTAGCGCATCGCCCACGGCACGATGATGTGCGTCGCCTTGCGCGTGTTCTGCAGCGCCCAGTCGAGCTTGCTGAGAGACAGCGCCGCGCCGCCAGATGCGCCGCCGGAATTGTCGATCTTGCGGCCGAACTTGTCGCACCGCTTCTGGATGCCGTTGAAGACCGTGTTGTCGGTCGTGTTGTCGCCCTTGAGGAAGGTCTGGACCCAGAGCTCGCCGAGGCGGGCCATGCCCATCTGTTCCTCCCATGCGCGACGGCGCGGGCCGCCACGGTCGACGATCGCGCGATCGACCGGAATGTCGTGGTCGATCAGGAAGGTCGCTTCCTGGAACGGCGTCACGTTGCCGGCGCCGGAAGTCGACGCGGCGTTGATCGCGCGGAAGCCCATGCCGGTCGCAAGGCCGGACTGTCTGTAGCCGAGGTAGACCGGGCCAGACAGGCCCTCGAAGGGAAGCGCCTCCATGATGTCGGAGGATTTGGCGAACATCTCGACAAGCGGACGGGCGTTGTCGTCGATGTCCTGACCCTTGAGATATTCCGGCAGGGTCATGACCGGCGTCAGAAGCGGGGAAGTCATCTATTTTTCTCCTGTCAGCGCGATGCGCCCTGCTGCTGGCCGAGCTGCCATGTCCTCTTGTCGAGGGCCGACATGCTGTCCCAGCCTTCCGGTTTGCCGTCCGTGCGCCCGCTATCGCCGCGGCCGGCCCCGTTGAAGCTCGTGACGCCCTGATCTCGCAGGGCCGTGAAAACCTGCTCGAAGCCCTTCACGATGTCTGGCGTGAACAGCGTCGACCCGAACTGCGCGCCGACCTTCTCGCCAAAGAGCGCGGTCATCTGCGACTTCACGGCGTCGATACGCGCCGCGCCGTTGTCGCCCAGCGCCTTGAACATTTCGGTCTGCTCGGCCTTATAGGCCTCGGCCATCTTGGTCTGTTCGGCGGCGAGCGCCTGCACGAACCTGCCAGCGACGCTGGTGTACTGGTCCTTCGTCAGGCCGATCTCTTTCGATGAGTCCTGCAACGCAGTCCACAGGCCCGACTTCTCGTCGACGCCGACGCCTTCGGGAAGCTTCAGGTCCTTCGGCAGTTCGAAGCCGTAATCTTTCGCTTCGGCCGGAATCTGCGCGGCGCGCTCCGCAGCGGCCGTTTCCGTGTCAGCCTTGAATTTCGCGAGGTCGCCGAATGTCTTGCCGAGCGCGTCGAACTTCACGCCGGCCTTTTCGTCCCATGCGTCGTCCGGCAGCCAGTCGGGCCGCGCCGGGGCTTCAGTCTTCGGGGTCGACTGGAACCCGTCGGCGGGAGGCGCTGCGCTCGACGGAGGCGCGGACTGGGGCTCGCTGGGCGAGTTCGCCGGGGCCGGGTTCGGTGCTGGTTCGTTCGTCAGCATTGTCGAAAGACAACTTCCTTATGAGATCGCGTGCGAGGCTACGGCGACCGTGCAATTTTAAAAACGCACCGGCGTCGGACGCATCGGACGGGACGTACAAAAGCTCGTCGAGAAGCACTTGCCGGAGGAACTTCGCGCCTTCCGCACGCGCCAACCGATGCAGGCCATCTGCGACTTCTTCGTCTGTAAAAATCATCTGCCGAACTCGCCATGATGCCGCCGGACCATCGCGGCTCGCCAAGAAATTGCCTGTTCAAGCGACGGAAATTTCTTTTCTTTTCTTCTTCCGCCAGCCAATCCGATGTAAGCGCGGAATCTATTGCCGACAGGATGAACACCTTTGATGCCGAGCGTGTTATCGGATCGAACTTTTGCGTTTCGCTGATTTTGCGAGTTCGTTGCCTCTCTAAGGTTGCTCCAGCGGTCATCGTCGCGACTGTACGTCCGCGTGATGTGATCAACCTGATTTCTGGGCCACGCCCCTTTCATCAGGACGAAAGCGATCCGGTGAGCCAACAGAGTGTAATTGGCGCCATCCACACTGACGCTGAAATCGACGTACCCCTTGCCCCGTCCGGATTTCCGCTCGCGTCCGGTTGACCCAGACTTCAGGCAAGTCACCACGCCGGTCTGAGGGTCGTAGGAAAAATTCTGTCGGACCCAATCCGGAGGTATCTGACTAGATTTTGCCATCAGAACGGCCCGTTCGATCGCACTTCAAACTTCGGAGCCGCCGTCGGCGCGCCGGCCGTGTCCTGCGGCATCGGCTGGCCCTGCGGCATGGCGGGCGCGCCCGGCGTCGCGCCGCCGATGAGCTTGGCGATATTGCCGATCGCGCCGGCGACCGCGCCTTCGTCGCGCCAGACCACGACATCGTTGACGGACATTTTCGACGCCAGCTTTTCCAGCGTCTTCGACCCGTCGACCTTCATCTTGAATTCTTCGGGGAACATCTGGCCGCCGATCTCGCCGAAGCGGGCGAACATCGCGACTTCCTCCTGTTCCGCCGAACGCTGCGCCGGGTTGTAGGGCATGAGCGGGACGATCTTGCCGTTCACGCGGATTTTCTCGATGTTCCCGGCCTTTTCCAGCAGGTAGACGAACCGCTGGAAGGCGCCGGCGCACCATTCCTTCCAGAATGGCATGCCGGGCGTGCCGATGCGGCGCTGCGCCAGCGTCATCTGGTCGAGCCATTGCGTCGCCGTCGGCGGCGTTTTGCCCAACTGGTCGGGCCAGTCGAGGAAGAACAGCCGCTTGATCCGCATCTCCTTGTCCTGCGTGAAATAGATCGCGGCGGCTGGCGCCGGCGGCTCGTAGATGTTCTTGATCGCGCCCTCGGAGCCCGGCCGCACGGGATAGGCGAACCCGGCTTCGAGCCCTTCCGAGATATTCGCGAAACTGTCGTCGGGGAAGCCTATCGGCGGGCGCAGCATCAGGTTGATGTTGTCGATCCGGTCGCCGTCGAGTTCGTCCATCATGCGCAAGTCTGGCAGCGCCTGAATCAGCGGGCCCATGCCGAACGCCCATTCCGGGCACGGGTTGAAGCGCGCCACGATCAGTGGGCAGCAGCCTTCGCCTGTCAGTTCGGAACTGGCCACCATCGTCTCGTCGATCAGGACGACATGCTGCCATTTCTCGTCCTGCGTATCGTCGTAGATGCGCCAGAACCCCCAGATCACCTGGCAGTCCTTTGAATCGTCCTTGTCGCGCGCCTTCCTGATCTTCTCTGGCAGCGGCGTCTTCGGCAGGATGGCGTCGAGATAGCGCAGCTTCGTCCAGCGCACGACGAAGCGGTCGTCGATCGAGCCGTCTGGACCGACATTGATCTCGAGTTCGCGCAGCGGGATCGCCTGGCAGCGCGGCGACTTCCATGTCACGGGATGGTCGATCCACATCGCCACCGTGCCGAGCGCGAGGTCGGGATTGAACGCCTTGCCGCTCTCCGCGTAGAAGTTCGACGCGCCGATCGACAGGAACACGTCCTTGTCCTGCGCCTGAGTCGCGCGCTGGATTTTCTCCTTCACGTCATCCTGCAGTCCTTGCGCCACGCCGGGCGGCAGGCGGCGCGTCACCCAGTTCGCCTGTTCCGGGCAGAACGTGTTGAGGATCACGGTCGGGAAATCTCCGCAAATCTCGAATGCGAAAGACGTGTTCAGTTCGGCCGCGTCCTTCGGCTTCCATTGCGTCGGCTTGACGTTGGAATAGACCGAGCGGCGGCGGTGCGGCGCCGCGAACCAGTAGCCCTCGCGAAAATCCAGTTCGAACTGCGTCTTCTGCCGGCGCGCTTCGGCGAGCCTCGTCAACGCAGCGCGTGTCAGCTTGCTCTGGCGGGCGCGCTCTGCCTTGATCGCGTCGTCGTTCTGGTCGAGCGTGGCCATGTCAGACGCCCCCGCCCGGAGCGGCCAGTTTCAGGCCCGCCATGGTCGGACCAAATCGCTGCGCGGGGTTCTGCAGCGCGGTCATGCCGTTGATGACCTTCAACTGCAGGCCGCCCGGCGCGCCGCCATTCTGGATGTCAGGAAGCGAAAGCTGCGGCCCGCTCGGCGACATGCCGCCATTCGGGGCTGCGGACGCGCGCGCTGCGCGTTCCCCGAACTGCCTGAGCAGCGAAAACGTGTCAGAAGAGACGTTCGACTGGATCGCGGCGACCTGGTTCTGGGTCGCGATCTTCTGCTGCTGCGCGATCTGCGCCTGCTGTTGCGCCTGCATCGCCATCATCATCATGGCCATGCTGTTGTCGCCGCCGCCGCGCATCGTAGATGACTTCTCCGCCTTCCGAGACCAGCGCACGGTAGAGGCGGTCCGGCGTCGCCCAAACGCACAGAGGAAGTCCAAGCATGTGCGCCGCCGAGGCGACGCACGAGAAAATCCCGCGGAAAGTCGGCTGTTTGCGCTCGCGGGCGATGAACCTGACGATCGTCGCGCCTTCCGACCATTCGCCCAGCGCGATCTCTGCCCGCTCTCCGCCGGGCAGCAGGATCAGCTTGGTCTGGCCGAACCTGACATCGAGGTAGGCCCAGACCTGCGCCTGCGGCGCCCACGCCACCAGCGAGACATGCTTGAAGACGCCGGGCGTGACCTTCTCCAGCCAGCCCTCGCCGCAGGCCTCATGGAAGATGACCATCCAGTCCGAGACTTCCTGCGCGGAGCGGAAGACGATCACGCGATGACGCCGATCAGATCGAGATACGCGGGCCCACAGGTCGAGCCGTCAGCGGACCAGCAGAGCGTAGGATTGCCGTTGCCGTCAGGCGGGCCAAGCGGGAGCCGGCGATAGATCAGGATGCCACGCGCAGCGGCTGCACTCGCGGATTGGGCGATCTTGTCGGCTAGCCGCTGCGGATCGGCGTTGTGCCGCAGGCGCGCCCACAGGTTGGGGGCCATGACGGCGGGAGTGACGAGGTTGCGATTGGCGTCATAGACAGCCGGGGATGCCTCGACCGCGCCGACATTGTTGAAGAAGTATTCCCCGCCCGCATCGATCCGAGCCTGAGCGATGATCTGCTTCGCGGTCGCGTCGTAATAACCAAGCGCCGTCGCCAGTTGGACCAGCGCGGCCTTGGATGGATAGTTGATCAAGATTTCGGTCGCTGCCGCCGGCAGGGCGCAGAGGCAGAGCGACAGCGCGAGAACTAGGCGACGGATCAAAGCGCGATCCTCCAACGAACCGGGAGATTGTCATTCGCGGCGAATTGCGGCGCGAAGGGATTGGCGTTGTCGTTGGCGGCAAACGGGCCATCGACCACAAGATGCGCGTTCAGCCACGACGCGGACGTGCCGACCGGATAAATCCAGACCCGCTCGATCCACATATCCGTCTCAGACGATATGCCAGACCACGGGTTGATGACCTTGCGGGCGCGGGTCGCCGTTGCAATGTCGCGGTATTGGATGATTGCCGGATAGGTTGTCAGCGACGCGCCAGTCAAGGCGTCCGCAGCACGAGTAACCGCAGCCGAAGTGACGGCAAGCACCGAACTTGGAAATGCGCCATTTTCGTTCCCAAAGAAATCAACCGCTATTTTGTCTCCCGAAGTCGCGAACTTGAACCCAACGCTTGGGTTGGTCACGGTCTGCGCCGGGATCGTCGCGCGGGCAAACGAGCCCGCCCCAAGTTGGGAGGTAATGTCCGTCCAAGTGCCGCCGCCATCCGTCGTCATAGACACAGCGCCAGAACCAGTGATCCGCTTAACCCATGCCGAGGTCGCCCGCTGCGACGAAGCCAGCGTGATGTTTTGCAGAACCGTTCCGTTATTGGCCGAAGCCGTCAGGGACGATGCTGAATTGGCGACGCCATCGATTCCTGTCTGATCCTTGGCAGCAGTAACGTTGGTTTTCGTCCAAGCCGCATTGGTGAAATCGCGGTTCCAGAGCGCGACCCACGTCCTGTTTTCCTCGATCAGCAGGCCCTTAACCGCCAGCGTGTTCGGATCGTAGTCGATGCGTGGGCCGTAGTAGGTAGCAGAGGTCGTGATGACCTGATCGCCTGTGCGGGGAGTGGTTTCGTAGGTGACGGCGGATGCGGTGGCTGCGTAAACCTCGATCACATCGCCGGAAGTCTGGATAATGATGCCAGCATACGCAACGCCAGACGGCGCATTCCCCGTTGCGGAGTATTGTGTCCACGTTCCTGTGGGGACGATAGCGGACCCGGTTGAGCCGCCAATCGTCCACAGATTGATCGTGCCGGAACCACTTACGCGACGAACCCAAATGCTGGTTACGGCGTTGAACCCGACCGAGGCCGATGTT